TATTGCAAGCAAAATAGTGTCTGTATCAACAGTTCTAATACTCCAAGGATCTAATATTGCAGGAATGCAACTTTTTACATTTCTTACTGTTGCTTCACCATTAACCATTGCATCTGGTGTTTTAAATCCAATTTCGTCGTTTGCAGTCATACTAAAAACTGCTAATGAAGTTGATGTTCCGTCAGCAATAATATTTTCATTATACCATTTTCCTTGACTTGGTAAATCAATATAAAGTTTTGGTTGTCTTTGAAATTGTCTTAATGGACTTTGAGAGTTTTCCATGTGTTTTCCTATTAGGTAAATACTATAGTATATTTATTGTATCATAAACTAGGAGTATTTGGATTTGGCTGAAGAAAGCGCAGCAGCAGGTTTATTTGGAAACAGCTTAGATTTCCTTAAAAAATCTCTCTCAGGAACTGCTAATACTGCTATTGGTTTAGGCGGTGCGCTTCTCACAGGGCAGCAACAACTTAGTGCCTACAGTGGTGCTTTAGAAAAAAACACCAAAGCATTTGGCGCCGTTGGCGGCGCAGTTGGTCAAGTTGTAGATGGTTTAACCAAGTTTGCTGAATCAAGTTTAGCTGAATATCAAGCACTTACAACAGTTGGTGCTACATTTAACAAAGAAATTGCAGATGTAAAAGTAGCAGCAGCAGAAATGGGCATGACTGTAGAAGACATGACCAGTTTCTTACAGAATAATACCCAAGCATTAAGAGCATTTGGTGGTACTACTGACCAAGCAATTGCAAGATTTAAAGCATTGAACACAACTATTCTTGATTCAAAAGAATTAGGCATGGAACTACGTAGATTAGGTTTTACTACCAAAGATATTTCAGAAGGACTTTCGTTATTTGGTGAAATAACAAGAGGTAATGCTAACACTGAAAGAATGAGTGTTCAAGAACAAGCTGCATCAGCTAAAGAATTAATGGTACAGTTAGATGGTCTTGCAAAACTTACAGGTAAGAATAGAAAAGAGCTTGCTGACGAAATGCGAGCACGTAGGCGTCAAGGTGATGTAAATGCGTTCCTAATGGGCAAGAGTGCAGAAGAACAAAAAGCATTTATGGATCAATTAACAACAATGCAAGCAACAATGGGTCAAGATGCGGCTGATGCGTTTGTTGATATTGCTCTAAGAGGGGCGCCTACAACTGAAGGTGCTCGAAACGCAATGCTTGCAATGGGCGATGGTGCAGATCAATTATATGCAGCAGCAGAACAATTCAACAGTGGTGACATTGGAGCATTTACTCAGTCTATGATAGACGCTAGAGGTGCTGCACTTGATTATCAAGACACAGAAGAATTTAGAAACACAGCTATATTAGGCAGTGTTACTGGTGTATCAGATGGTTTTGCAAAAGCTAGCCAAGCAGCATTTGATTTTAAAAATGCAGTAGATTCAAGTAAAGATGATACAATGACTTCTGCTGACGCAGAACGTGAAATTAGAACATCTATTGCTAATGAGCAACTAAGACAAATGGAACAAACTACTGGCATATTCGACAAGACTATGGAAATACAAGAAAACTTGAGGGTGGTGTCAAGTGCTGTTATGTCTAATTCAATTGAAAAAATTGAAGGTGTTGCTATTGCAGGATTAGAAGCATTCCAAGCAGCATTACCTAGTAAAGAAGATATTATTGCTGGTATAAACAAAGGTGTTGATAGTTTGTTTGACATTGCACAGCTTACTGATGCAAGAAATGCAGCAGATGGTTATCGCAGTGATATGTTGAACAAAACAGATACTCAAACTGCTGCAATTGAAACAGCTGGCGCTAATGTTGTAAATTCAAATGTCGAAGGTGCAGAAAAAACAACTGAAGCAACTAAAACAGCAGCAAAAGAAACACAAGAAAAAGTTGAAGCAGCAAATGAAAAAGTACTAAATGCTCAAGCCGAATTAGCTAGTGCAACTGCTACATTACAAGAAGCAGTAGAAGCAGGTATGATACCTGAAATTAGAGAAGCTAGAGCAGCAGCTGAAGCTGCAAAGGTAGCAGCTGAAGCAGCAGCAAGAGAACAAGCCGCAGTTAGTATGAAAGCTGCTGGTATTGCAAATTTAGGTGGCAAAACATATGCCGATGGCGGCAATATTCCTAAAGGCGGGTTTGGCATTGTAGGTGAAGCTGGTCCTGAATTTGTTTCTGGTCCTGCCAATGTAATGAGTGCTAGAACCAGTATGGGTGTTATGCAGACATTAATGAAAAGCATTAGAGGATTGGATATGAATGTTCAAGAAGTGCAATCTGCAATGGAAAATAGCATAAGTACTAATAATGAACCTAGCTTGGGTGCTATAGAAAGTAATAAAAAATTAGATACTATGATTGGTCTTTTAGGACAACTAATACAAGTTGAAAATATGGCTGTAGGAACACAAAGCAGACAGTTGAAGGCAACAAAAGGACTAACTGGTAATATGTTGAGAGGTGTATAAATGAGTTGGAAGAAATATTTTACTCCCGTTCCAACTGCGGACAATAGAAATGGTGGATATTCACCATTTAGTTTGAAAGGCAACAACGGTGTAGGCCCTGCTGCTGCAAACTATTCCTCACACCTTCCAGACGTATATGTTGGATCACCTAATCGTATCGAACGTTACAATCAATACAACACAATGGACAGTGATTCAGAAGTGAATGCTGCACTAGACATCCTTGCAGAATTCTGCACACAAAAGAATAAACAAAACGATACACACTTCAACATAGACTTTAAAGGTAGTCCAACTAACAGTGAAATACAAGTTATTGGGCAGTATTTGCAGCAGTGGTGCAAACTAAACAAGTTTGAAACACGTATGTTTAGAACTATTCGTAATGCGTTTAAATATGGCGATCAGTTCTTTATTAGAGATCCTGAAACACAAAAATTGTTCCATGTTGATCCTAGTCAAGTTACAAAAATTATTGTAAATGAAAGCGAAGGCAAAAAGCCCGAGCAGTATGTTGTAAAAAATCTAAACTTTGCATTTGAAGCATTAGAAGCAACACCGCTTAACACACAAAATAGTTATGGTCCAGGTGGTACAAACGGTTATCAACAAGTCAAACAACAGGGTATGACAGGCGGTAATCATACACCAAGTGGTAATACCAGTAGATTTGCACAAGAACACGACGAAACTTATGTAGATGCTAATCACGTATTGCATTTGTCAATGAGTGAAGGACTTGATCAAAACTATCCATTTGGTAATAGTTTGCTTGAAAGTATCTTTAAAGTTTACAAGCAAAAAGAATTGCTTGAAGATGCGATTATTATCTATCGTGTCCAACGTGCGCCGGAGCGCAGAGTATTCTACGTTGATGTGGGCAACATGCCTTCACACCTTGCTATGCAATTTGTGGAGCGTGTAAAAACGGAAATACACCAAAGACGCATCCCATCCAAGACAGGTGGTGGTACAAATGTCATAGACAGTTCATATAATCCACTGTCAATCAACGAAGACTACTTCTTCCCACAAACTGCTGAAGGACGTGGATCTAAAGTTGAAACTCTACCAGGTGGTACTAACCTAGGAGAGATTGATGACTTACGATACTTTACTAATAAATTGGTACGTGGCCTACGTATCCCAAGTTCGTACCTACCAACTGGAGCAGATGACGGCGCTTCACAGTATAATGATGGACGTGTGGGCACAGCCTATATTCAAGAATTACGCTTCAACAAATATTGCGAACGTTTGCAATCCATGGTTGAAGAAGAATTCAACAAAGAGTTTAAACTATTCTTACAAAGCAAAGGTGCAAACGTAGACTTTAGTATGTTTGATTTGCGATTAACACCTCCGCAAAACTTTGCAGCATATAGACAAGCAGAACTTGATAACAACCGTATCAGCACATTCACAGGAATGGCTGCTATTCCATATATTTCAAATAGATTCGCACTAAAACGCTTCCTAGGGTTGAGCGATGAAGAGATTGCAGAAAATGAACGTCTATGGCAAGAAGAAAATGATGAGAATCTAGTCGATCTAGTAGATGACGATATGGCAGGCGAAATGCGTGGTGCAGGATTAAGCGGTGCTGACCTTGCAGGAGATTTGGGTGGTATAGAAACTGACCTAGGTGGCGATGCAGGTGGCATTGACGGCGGCACAGGCGAAGGTGTAGACACAAACACAGAAACAGATTTAGGCGGTGGCGCATTAGGCGGCGACGAAACAGCACAAACGATATAAATACTAACATGATACTAAGAGAACTATATTACTTTAATAAAGAAACAATGGAACCAGAAGAGGACGAAACATATGATCCTCAAGCAGATACCAGTG